GTCTGCATGACGCGAGGTGCGCAGGACAGCAGCAGCGCTACCGACCTGATCGAAGAAGGCTTTTTCGCCGTTCACAGTTTCCACGTCTACCGCATTGCGCAGCAGCGAACCCATCTGCTGCGAGAGCATCTGGACGTTCGAGGAAAACTGATTGACGAATGCCGTAGTGATTTGAGTAGACATTTGTCTTCACTCCAACAAAGGTTTCAGGGTGCTACGCTCGATTGTCCCATGCGGGGTCGGGCTGACTGCTTGGGCAGTTAATCCGCCTGTCTCACAAGCTTGGCGCGCGGGTCCGAAGATTGTCCGCTGCATCACATATAACCTCTGAGGCGAAGAGCCTCATCGACATACGCACTATGCTCAGGGTGGAATTTATCCCAATATGGGGTGCCTTGTCTAGTGATCTCAGAGATTTTGCTCTGAGCTTCTGTCGGGGTCATCACAAGCTCACTTGCTTCGCCCAACAATTTGTCCTCGCCAATCTCGCGCGCAAGGCTTGCAAACATCCTCACGATCGCCGGGTGATCGCCCAGAAGCCGGCCATCGGCAAGCTCCACCGTATCAAGCAGCTCGGTGTTTCCCAAGAATGTCACAGCCGCTTTGTGCGCAAGCTGAACCTGTTGCTCAAACGCCTGGCCCCACTCGCGGCGCAACTCCTGCTCTCCCTCAAGCCGAGATGACTCTAGGCTCTCTTCCATAGATGCACGCGATTGCGTCACAGTGCCTTCCAAGAAATCAGCAATCCGGCTGGCCTGCCTTCCGTTTAGCCCGGCCTCAAAGGCCGCAGCACGAAACGCCTCAAGCTCAGTATCACGCATGACATCAGAGCCGATCTTTAACTCGTAGCCCTTTGGATTGTCCGGAGCGCCCAACCGCTTGTAAACCTGGCGCCACTCATCATCCGTGGCAGACTTGCCAGGCAGCGGGATCTTGTCCGCGCCAATCATCCGCTGCGCATGGACATAGCTCTTGGCCAGCGAAACAGGGTCGGTAAAATTGCGCAGGCTCGGCTCAGCCCGCAAATCATCTGGCAGGCTGTCAAAAAACCCGACAGGTGCAGCCGGAGCTGCGGTCGCGACTTCTTGAGATCCAGCGTCTTGGATTGTCTCTTCGCTCATTTGTTTTCCCTAATCCCACCTTCGGAGAGCATCCTGACGACCAAAAGCACAGCATCACGCTGCCCCTCCTTGAAGGCGGAATAGTGAGGATCGCCAGGAACAAACGTGCTGGCCTCAAACGCAAACCGCAATTTAAGGTCAGCCAATACCTTTTGGCCGTCTTCGGTGTTAAACGTCCGACGATATGCCAGCTTTAGATCTTCAATCTGCTTCATGCCATACCCCCAGGAATACCACCGACAGCCTTAACGAGCGGAGCCACGTTCTTGGCCTGCTCGCTCTCCATCATGTCTTGCTGCATCTGCGCTTGCTGTTGCTGCTCCTGCTGAGCCTGCCGGCGAATACGAGCAACCTCGTCATCCGATCGGATAACCCGCGCAGGGATGCCCGTGACCTCAACCAGGTACTGCACCAGCTTGTCGGCGTCCAGGTAATCCATCACAGGCGCAATCTCAGCCACCTGCATCATCACCTCAAACCCGCGCAGCATCGACTGCAGATCCGTCAGTCTCTGAGCCTTGGCCAGTGGCGACACATACTCAATATCAATGTCTTGGCCTTGTAGCTCCTCAGGAGCCGGGGGGAGAAGGCCCGTCCTGAGGAGCAGTGCAAAGGCACGAGAGATCAGCGGCTGCAGCAGCTCCGATTGCAATCGGCCCAAAACCGGACCAAGCAACCGCATCTTCTCTTCGTTCCGTTGCAACACTTCGGTTGCCGTCATTGCCGAACCTTGCGCCAACAGCAACTGATCCACATAAAACGCCTGGCGAATAGCCATCCGGCGCTGTTCTTCCATGTTCAAACCCAGCGGATTGTTAGCGCCAATCTGCAAAGGCTCAATCCGATCGCGCGTGCCAGCCCGGTAGAAGTTCAGAGACCCAGGCGTCGTGCGGATCGGCAACATGAACCCATCATCCGGCGCCATCAAAGGCGGGTCCACTTGTTTCTGAGCCGCGCGGATCGTGGTCTCTGACATCTTGTTCAGCATTTTGACGTCAGGCAGCGCCGTCATCGCGGGCGATCGGCCATACGTCGAAACACTGTCCTTCACAAACCGGGGCACCATAAACGGGAACTCGTCAAACCCGCTCTCAGATAACAGCGCCTTGGTCGCTTTGTGGTAATAAACCGACGCAATCGGCTTATTCTTGGCAACCCTGCCCCTGCCTTTAACCTCACCACGCGGGTAAACCACATGGACAATATCATGCTCCTTGTACGGCTCGTTCTTAACGTCATTCAGCACGCCAGTGGGCAACTCAGTCCCAAACTGCTGCTCCATAGCCCGAGCCGTCATCTTAAACTTGCGATACACCGTATCAACAAAACCCTTTGAATCCTCAGAAATGCAAATCTCGGCAATGTGCCGAGTGCCAAACCGCAGATTAGTGCCGTCAATGTCCAAGTAAATGGCACCCGTGCCAAACACCACTAAGTCATAATACAGCTCATGCACTTCTTGCTGGAAGTTCGAACGATGAAACGCCTGGTACATCTGGTCAAGACAGGTCTCCAGCCACTCATTCGCAGCGTCATTGCCCTGCAAAGTAGGGTTACGATACCGCAAGGAAAACCACGGCGCACTCGGACTTGTCATCATCCCATGCAACGAAGCCGCCAATAGCTCAACCGCGTGAATGGCCGTGCCGTCAAAAATCAATTCAGTGCGCTTATCACCCTGAGTACGCTTCTTCGTGATGTCAGCCTTGCGCGGCAACATGTAATCCGCCAGCTCTTGCCAGTGCTTCTCCCAGTTAGACCGGGCATTCGACAAGTCTTGATAACGACGATCGAGCTTAGCAACCAGCGGATCAACCTGCATCACATACTCCTATAGCTAGACATCAAAGATTGACGCGCACGGTCTTCCTTAGTCTTCTTCTTAACCGCACCGCCCTCCGTCCGGCCAGCCATCCGCTGGTTCAAACGCTCCAGAGGATCTACGTCAACAGAAGCCGACATCCCCTTGGCAACCTGGTTCGATTTCTTCCCCATCAAGCCAGCAATCATCTTACCGTCCATCATTGGATCAAACCCCCGCCCATCAACGAACGACGACGACGCAACTGACCCGCAGGCTCTTGCTCAGCCAACAAACCCTGTGCACCCGTCAAAATCGTAGACGCACGGCCACCACGCGTGCTCTCAATGGCAGCGGTCTCGACCTCACTGGCCGGCGGAGTAGCCAAATCAACCAACTCTGGCGGTGCCGGGGGCATCGGCGTTACAGGAGTAGGCACGGGTTTCGTCGGCATCGGCGTTACAGGAACATCCGCTTTAGGCTTATCGGGCTGTTTGTCGCGCTGTTTGCGATTGCGCTCACTGCGTTCACTGCGCTCCAAATCCTCACGTTGCTTTCTCTTTTCCCGCGTCGCTGCAGTGCGATCCTCATAGCCCTTAATCTCAGACTCACTATATCCTGCGCGTGAAAGCCGTGAAGCACGCCTCTCACTTGAGCCAAGCCCCGCAGTAGATCCCATCTTCACACTTCGCACAATGTTGCGCAGAACGTCACCAAAACCTATAGCCATCCCATCACCTCATGTCGCAAACGGATCGTAATCCATCTCCGCCTGCCGTTGTGGGGCCTTCAACATAGGCCCAGCCTCTCTATACCCAACCGCAAAGTATCGAAACGCATCAGACGCATGACTCGTCCAATCATGCACAGGACTCGCCCGAAAACTCCGCGTCCGCTCATTGTAAGCCCGATGATACGACCGCAATGCCTCCAAACCAACATTACACCGATCCCGGTCAAACCACAACCGTGGGATCAACATCTGAGCCGCATGAATGCCATCCTCAATCGGCAACCTCGGAACAACCCGAAAGTTCAGCCCCAAGTCCCAGGCAACCTCACGCCTACTCTTCCCACTCCCCAATTCCCTAACCTCTATATCATGCGGCGCATTATGTGTCCCATACAAATATCCACGCTTGTTCAACACCTCACAATAATGCGGAAGACCCTCATTCCGAGCCTCATAAAAATCAATTACATGCACAGCCCGACCAACCGTCTGCGTAAACCAAATTGCCGTGCTATCCCCAACCCCCAAATCCCACCACGTATCAACCCTGTGCCCAAGGTCATACGGAACCTTGCAAATCCGACCACCAGCCTGCGCAGCCTCCAACTCTTTCCCGTAAATCGAACCAGGAATGTTCGCATTCCAACTGCACTCAAACTCCTGCTGATACTGGTCATCCGTCATCGTCTGCTGAGCCGCCGACAATTCCTCATCGTCCAAAATGCCAGTCTCGCTCGCCCTGTTTACAACACACAGCCAATCCTCATTGCCACTCGCTTGCTCATACAAATCATAAAAAGCATTATGACCCTTCGGCGTGCCAACAAACACAGCCCAACCCTTCCGATCCGATAACGCCGGGCGGATAACCTCGGGGAAAACATTCTCAGGCATCTGCGCAACCTCGTCCATCACGCAGCCATCCAGGTAAATACCACGCAAGCTGTCAGGGTTTTCAGCGCCAAGCAAACTAATCCGCCCGCCAGTCGGCAAGTCACACCGCAATTCCGTCTCGTGAAACTTCACACCAGGTATCGCACCAGCAAACTGCTTCAAATAATCCCACGCCACGTTCTTCGCCTGACGATACGTCGGCGCCATATACGCATACCGGGGGTTCGGCTTCTGCGACATGATCGCATCTCGCAGAATGTGATTGATTGCCCAAACCGTTTTGCCAAATCGGCGATGACACACAACCACACCCCACCGCTTCGAATCCATTTGCGCGTGCAACTCACGCTGCAATGGACGAGGAGAATACGGAATTACAATGTTCTGGTTCTTGGAAGACATGGCAACCTCAGTGCGTGGATGTTTCGTAGACCCGTTGTATAGCAGGAGCGGGCGGCGGGCGATCTGGCGGGGGGTGGGGGGTGCCGGCCTTTGAATTTGCGACCATCGCGGCGGCCAAGGCACTGATAATACAAAGCAAATCGGAAGCATGGCGCCAAGCAGCAAGCCACCAAGTAGCCTAGCCATCCAGGCCGCCTTGCCATTGAGCTGGCGCGACGGTCACGACGGACACGAACTGCGCCCAATTGCAAGCCATTGATATTGCACCAAATCATTATCCGATAATCCCCATTATGTAATGTGTAGCGGCACAGCCCCCGCGCGTGGTTCGGCAGACGCTGTGTTTATCGGACCGATCATTCGCCTGCCTTCGCATCAACCGCTTGGTCTCCCTTCGCCCAGCTAATAGTGATCGACTGCTGCGCAGGTGCATCCTCTTTGCGATCTCTGATGCCATGCGGCTGGCTGCGTGCCAGGGTCCAGCGCAACGTTTCGATCTCCAGCTTGCGACGTTGGATCTCTGCGCCTAGCCAACGCCCATCGCATGGCGTTCCGTCTGCGTGTGTCTTTGGCAGCTCGGCCATTGCGAGTTTGTTGATGCGGTCGCTATGCCACTCAGCCTGCATGATCCTGCCGTGGCGGTAGATCTCGAACATGTTTTCATCGCGTGCGACGGCTGATGTGATGGCGCGATAGGATGGCATGTGCGGATCTTCTACGATCTGCAGAAGATTTTCGCCCATTGCCATGCGCTCAGCGACTTCGGTCATGATGGCCTTGGTGACTTTGACCTGATGGCCTTTATTGTTTCCGCCCATTTCGTCCTCCTTGGGGTTTGGTCAATGGTACATCATTCTGCCCAACAACCCAAGCATTTGGTGTAACTTCACCCAATGTCATCATTTGGATGTGTACTTGATGCTCAGGGCTTGGGTTTAGGTATGACTGATGCTCTGGATGGAGGCACCATCTAGTTACCAGGCCCGTGGTTGGATGGCCTAGTTTTTGGGCCATGTCGGCGTATGTGAGGTCTTTGGCTTTTCGCCAGGCTTCAAGCTTGTTCATCTGCCAGCTCCATCATGAGTGCGAGGTACGCGATGGCATCAATGATGCTATCCTCGTGGTGTGAGTTTGCGAGGCGTGCAAGCTTCAGCTCGACCATGATTTGCGCTGCCTGCTGTTTGGTGATTGGAGCTTTGACGATTTGGCTGATGCGCTGTGCGAAGCGATCGAAGTTCATATGCGGCGATCCATAGGCTTCCTGCCTGGGGCCATTGATGAGGGTTGACGCTTGCTCCAGTGCGGCTTGCGCTTTAGAAAGGTACTTCATTTTCCAGCTCCTTATTTCTGATTTCGATGACTTCTGCGCCTGGGAATGCAGCTTTGGCTGCATCTATCATTTCTTTGGCGAGGCTGCGTCTGTACATTGTGAGGGCCAGGACCATCTCGCGCTCGGTGATCAGCTCCAATTTTGGATACGCCTCCTGCGCCCTCTGCCAGGCCCTAGGATCGCGCATCAGGCCGAAGCTACACCCATCTGCCTCAACGACCCACACCTGCGCTGTGGGAGGCTCTCCGTGAGTCTGCGAGGCAATCTGATCCATAGCCTGCATCCCTCTAATGCAGACCGATGCTCTGACGCTCACCTCGTCTGGATTTTGTGCGTCGATTGCTGCGTTGAGCTTGGCCATTGCTGACCCATACTTTGCCGCAACATCTGTTGGCACCATCTCGACGAGCCTATCGATGCCCCACTTGTGATCCATGTCACGGGCGATCTTGTCAAACGGCGCGAGTGCGTAGTCACATTTGATCTGGGTTGCCGATGCGCCTGGATGAATGATCCGATCCGACTTTCTCTCACGCCTTGGCTTCTGCGGTCTCTTGTATGTCACGATGCCTCTCCTCTGGACTTCCTCACCTCACCACCTCACTTACCTTCCTCACCTCCTCACCTTCCTCACCCCTATATAGGGGGGGTGAGGAGGTAAGGTTCAGGTGGTATTCTTCCTCACCTTTCCTCACCTTTTCCTCACCTAAAAACAGCAGGTGAGGATGCATATTTGTCACGCTTTTACGCCTCACAAACCTACCTCATCGCGATTGATCCATGTGCCTACGACCACAACTGAGATCTCCCGTCCTTGCCGTGGGTCTGTTATCTTATCGACCCGCAGCACGTCTGTCTTGATCCATTGTTTGATGATCAGCGCCACGCGGCCCTTGCCTGCCTTCTCTGTCGTGTCGATGCCGAGCATCTCGCCAATCAGATGGCCGACCCACGCCTTGGCTTGACTGCTTTCTCTGAGCGCATCTGTCTCGGCTGCCTTTCCGACGGCGCGCTGCACCTTCATCGCGGCCTCTGCTGTCACGCCTTCGAATGCGTCGGGCAGCGTGACCGGCACAACGACTGCGATATACTCGCCGTTGGCGATCTGCACGCCGATGGTTTGCATGTATACAGCCTTGTCTGAGGGCGCTGCGAGGTTGGCCTTGGCATCGTCTATGCGAAACAGGCCCTTGGCTGCATCGCCTTCGAGGCCGAGCTTTTCTGCGGCTTCTTCGCTGACTTTGTTCAGCACTCGGGCCGCTCGGGCTGCGCCGATGAGGGCATTGGCGCCGCGCACGCTGTCCACTGTTGCATCATCTCCGTTGCCCTTGCGTATGTGGTGGACTGGGTGCACCGATGCGCCTGTCTCTCTGGCCAGCCTGCGCAGCATGGCGACCACCACTTGCACGGCCATGTTGCTATTCTCATTGACCATGTGAGCCGAGATCAGGGGATCTATCAGGATGACCCCTATGCCCAAGGCTTTGACTTTGTTGATCATGTAGTTCAGGAGCGCCTCGTTCTCTGTCACGCCGTCCCTTGTTTCGGCGGCCAGGGTGATGCGGATGTCATCCTCCCCATCAAGGAATAGCCAGCCTGCCAGATCCTGGTGCCCGATGTTGTAATGCTGCATGACAGCTGCCAGGCGCAGGAGGCTCTCGCTGCGCGGGTCTTCGAGGTTGACCATCCAAACCTTTGTGCGCTCGTGGACGTCTTGATTCAGCAGCTTGCGGCCTGTTGCTATGGCGACGGCCTCGACCATTGTAAGGCTGGTTTTGCCGATGCCGCCAGCTGATGCTGTAAGGCTGACGTATCCTCTGATATATGTTCGACCATAGATCCACTGTCTGCGCGGCAGGGTGAGCGGGTTAAACTCTTCAATCGGTGTTGGCCATGTTGCCTGGTCGGCCTGTGTCGCGGGCGTGTCGAAGCTCCCGGCTGGCACTTGCTCGGCCATCTTTTGCTGCAACTGGTCTGGCTGCGGCGTCCAGCCTTTGGCCCTAGCACCGTCGATCGCCTGCTGCACTTCTCTGCGTGTGTCTTCGGTGGTGTAGCCTGCGAGGGTCAGGCGATCGGTGAGGGCGTGGATCTCGCTGTCTGCCAGGCCGCGTGAGACGTATGAGGCGACTAGGCGGATGATGTTGGCGTGCCAGTTGTTGCCTTGCAGGATGTTGGCCTCTGCTAGGGCCCGGTCCATAGCTTGCTGGCCAAGGTCGATTTGGATGCCAGCGGATGCGTCTGTTGACGCTGTGCTGGTGCGTTGCTGTGCGGGCGGGAATGCCCGCATCATACGCTCAAACGGAACAGGGTCTCTGTCGGTTGAGAACTCTGTGCGGATGGTTGTCAGCTCTGGTTGATAGCCTCTCTTCCTCTTGTCGTCATTGGGCCAGGAAACTGTACCGGCGACTCGCATGATGCGAGATGGGTTGATCACGGCTGGATCTGTGCCGAGGCTGGCCGCGATGCTGGCCTGCACGTTGCGCCATGCGTCGAGGTTGTAGCACGGTTCCTCCAGACGCCAATACGCGTGGCCTCGCACATATGGTGTCGTGCCAGTTTTGACGCTCATTGTAAACTGCGGGCCGGCTAATGCCATGACGTTGCGCATGGAGTTGTCGCTGTCGGCATCTGCAAAACAAAAGAGGGCTGCCATAATGTCTGTGTCTTTGGCGGCTTTGCCTGCTGCGATCTGCGCATGTGGGTTGATCGGGTTGATGCACATGTACACGTTCTGGTGGGCAGCGTTCATGGATTGCGCGTGCTGCACGGCATCCTGGATGTCGCTGTGCTTAAATCTGGCGGCGCTGACCTGTCTGGTGGCTGAGATGCAGCGCAACTCTATCTGAGCTAGACCAAATTTATCCCATGATTGAGTGATGTATCGTATGAAACTTTCGATTTGTTCAGGCTGTGCTTGCAGTAACTTGTCTTGCATTGTATTGTCCCCGTAGGCTCTCTGGCCTGTTTGAGCTCTCCCTGACGTAATAACTTGCCCCCAGCGCAGACACGCTGGGGGCTTTTTCTTTTAGAATTCCATGTCGTCAGACATGGGGGCCGGAGGTGGTGGTGCCGGCTTTGGCGTAGGTGCCGGGTCCATAGCAATGCCACCTGCTGCGCCCTCTTTCATGCAATCGGGACGCGGCACCCACTTGATTACCTCAAGCACGGGGCTGATGGTAGATCCGCGTTTAAACTGCATGGCCTTGGTGCTGGCCAGGCGCACGAGGGGGAGCATGTTCAGCGCTGGCTGCTGCTGCAGGCTCGGTGCCAGATCTGTCAGGGCTTGCCATGCGGCTGTGCCTGCCTGCTCCCAGGTTGCTGTTTCACCACCGCCGATCGCCACGTTGATGCTGAAACCCTTTTTCCAGTCTTCGCCGGGGGTTGGCAGCATCTGCGCTGGGCTTGGGTTCCACTTCCACTCGGGTGCTACGCCGGCAATTCCATCAGATTTCTGCCAGCCCGTCTTCATCTTTTCGATGTCGAAAATCATCCCTTTTGTGGCGTCATATGCGGCCTTGCCGTCGCTGCCGCGAATGTAAAATGACTTCGCGCCAATGGCTCCGTCCTGGGTTCCGCGTGCGGACCATTGCAAAAATGGACCGTTGGCGCCGTTGCCGCCTGTGTCTAGTGCAAACATGAGTATAACCTTTCTTGTCGGGCGCATGTGCGCCGAGGAATGCCTGCTGCCGGCAGGCTCGGATCACGGCATTAGATGCCGTAGAATTCGTTGCGGAGTTCTTCGTTCCCGGACCAGTAAAAGGACGACGGGTTGACCGGCACGATTGCCTTGGCTTCGTCTTTGTCGAGGCGGGCTAGGAATGCCTCCATGCGAAAAATCTGGGCCTTTGCCTTAATCAGCAGCTCGGTCGGATCGCCGTCCTCTAACAGTGAGGTTTTCTTCTCGCTGACGTACAGGAACTTGACAGCCATGTTGCCGTTGGCCTTGGCGTAGATGGCACGTTGCAGCTGATGTTCCGGCGACATCTGCGACGGGATGCGGCCAGTGGTTTTGAGATCGATGACGAGGCCGTGATCTGGGTAGACCAGATCCAGGTAGCCAATCACCGGGATGGTCCAGCCATCGCCCTTGGCGGTAATCTCAACCTTGTTCTGATGGTGGTCACCTTCCTCGACATCTGGGAAGTATGGCTTGCCGTACTTTTCCAGCTCAGCCACTGCCAGTTCTGTCATGGGTTTGATCCGATCGCGCTCACGAGTGGTGGCCTCGTCGCCGATTCGATATTTGCTGTCAAATTTTTCAACAGCCTGATCGATTGCCTGCGTGATGGGGTTGCCCAGCAAAGTGGCAGCCACTGCGTCTTCGGTGCAGATGCCACGCCATGCGGCTGGTCCCATTGGTGTGCGCCTGCCGTGCAGATACTGCATCACCCAAACATCTGGCGCATTGGCCCACAGGTTTATACTGGATGCGGACAGGTGGTCGATATTGTGTCTCGTGAAGCCGTCAGAGTGCGTCATGTGCCATTCTTTCTCTTGCTAGGTAACAGAAATCTTCGAAATTTACGTCAGCCTTCACGTCCTCCAGCATCAGCACGCAGCGGATGGGCTGGCGATCGTATTTGTAAATCACAACGGGAAGCTGGGCCGCGCGGTTGGCTGCAGCGCAGGCTTGCTGCCACCAGGTGATTGACCCACCGATCGGGCCGGAGCTGTAGCGTTTGAGTTCCAGCAGGTACGGCCATGCCGGATCGTCGGTGATCAGGTCACCGTATTCGGCTTGCTGATACTGCCGCAGATCCCGTGCAAACTTGATGCCCAGCTCTTGATACAGCAGCTGGGAAACCTCACGCTCAAAGTTGGCCCCTTTGCTTCTGCTGTCAACCATTTTGCATGGCCTTGGTTACGTATTCGGTAAGCTTGACCAAGGTCGTTTCTCTGGCCTCCTGCCGGCCAGAAAGCAGCCGCCACAGCGTTGTGTGCGCTATGCCTGATTGCCTGGCAACTTCAGGCAATGGCCGATCGGCGAGCATCAATCTGATTTCCTTGATTGTGTAGACCATTGCAGCCACCCCGTTGCGGTTTCGCAAGACTATGCAGAAACCGGCGGGCAAAGGCAAGTTAAAAAAAATTCGCATTCGCAATTTTAACCTGTTGACAGGTGTTGCGGCATGTCCTATGTCTATTGCGTAGGCGCAATGAGGAGAGAATGAGATGAAGCAGATGGATTTGTTTGACCAGCCCAGCGCAAAGGGCATGGCGGGTGAGCGGCAGTCGGACATCGAAGACTTGATTGCCTGGGAGGAAAGCTTGGCGGCGGCTGTGTTTGCCAGGGACGAGAAGAAAGCCGATGCTTGGGTTGCCAAGGCCAAGTCAGGCGCAGTGATGCGGATTTACTAAGGAGAGATGGGATGAAAATGATGGGATTTCCTTTGATTGAGGTTTCTAAGATCCACTATGCCAACGGCTACGACAAGGATGCCAAGGCTCAGGAAGCTTTCAATCGTGTGTGCAACGAGTTGGGCGCGGCAGCCTGGGCAGACGCTTTCAGCGCTCCGAGCTTTGATGACTATGCCGAAGCGATCGATGCGATCGATGACGAACCCTTTGTCAGCTATGACGCAGAATGGGATTTTAACAACGTAGCAAGCCGCCACCATTATTAAGGAGATATGAGATGACTAAGCAAGATTTAGTTCAAGCAGTTCGGGCGCACGCCATCACCAACTACAACAAGGGCGGCTGGGATTTTCTGGTGGAGTGCTGGGAAGACAGCGACATTGAGAAGCAGATCGGGAACGCAAAAACTGTGCGCGGTGCGATCATGGCCTGCAAGCGCACGATGAGTGCGCTGGATGAGCGGCGCCGCGAAGAGATGAACATGATCAACTGGTAAACCTATCGGGCTGGCTTTAAGGGGCCAGCCGCTCAAAGACGGATAGCAATCGGAGAGCTGAATATGCAGATTGGACAAAAGATCAAGACGATCGACGGCTTTGATGGTGTGGTCGTGTCAAACGCAAGCCAATCATATTACGGGCATTGCCCTGAGGGCATGGTCATTGTGCGGCTTGATAGTGGGGTGACGGTGCGCGCCTTGTCGGAAATCAAAGAGCAGGAATAAGGAGAGACAAGATGAAACAGATGAGCGAAGCGGCGATCGTTGCCAAAGAGATCCGTGCAATTTTGAAAGTGCATGGCGTCAAGGGTAGCGTCCGTTCCAATAACTACAACGGCGGCAATTCGGTTTGGGTTTACTTCGATGAGCAGATTGCTGGCGAAATGTATGCCAAGATTTTCGCGGCGGCTGATAGGTTTCGCGCCGGATCGTTTAACAGCATGGAGGATATTTACGAATACCGGGACATGAGCGGGCCCAGAGTGTCTTACATCTTTTTCAATAACCAAGGTGGCTACTTGATGGGGTATCCCAAGGCGGAGGCGGCGTGATGAAATACGAAGAACAGATCTGGCACGAAGCAGGCATTGCCCAGGGCGTCGAATACAAGCGGGCTGAGTTCAACAGCTATGAGGAGTTGGAACATTTCTTCCTGCAGAACCTGTGGGGCAAGAAGGGCATCAGGTCCAAAGTGATCGGGAAAGTGCTTATCTGGAGCGACAGTTGACAGACTGCCGACCTAGTGTATAGTTATTGCGCGAACGACATATTAGAAACAAGGAGACGACCAAATGCGCGAAGCCATCATCAGCGACACCACCCGCAGCGTCAGCATTGAGAAAGATATTGTCGAGTTCGACGGCATCGACCGTGAGATCTGGGCTATTGTCATCGACTGCCCGGTCAACGGGATCAGCGTGTGCGGCGAGTATTACTGCTCTCGCGAAGAGGCCACCGCTGCGATGCGCGAAATCTTCTTCGCCTAATCCAACTAGCAAACAAGGAGACAACCACATGAAAATTACTGAACTAAAGATTGCCCCTAAAGCGCCTTGGGATGTAGTCGGGCGTAACAACCCACTGGTTTGCACTGTCAAACTGTCCAGCAAAGACGTTGTGGTAGAGACTTTGCTGCATGATGACCAGATCAAGCAAATTCTGATGCTCATCCAGGGCATAGTAGCAGAGGCAGCGGAGCGCAATGTTGCGGCGTTTGTCTCGCAGGTATTGGCAATTGAAGGCGAGGGCAACTGACATGCGTATCCGTGACATCATCGGCGACATGATCTGCGTTCTAGGCCTCTTCGCCCTACTCTACGCTGGTCTTATGTTTGGCTATGCAATGGGGGGATGAATATGACCATCGAAGAATG